TTAATCAAAACATTAAACATTTTAAAAAAAAACACTTAAAAATAGATACATAATTAATTTATAAATGGATCCTACAAGTGAGAATATTGTTTTATCAGAGACTCCTGCTCCTGTGCAAAAGGAAATAAAATTGGTAGATGTACCGGTTACCGATGAGAATGTGGCATTGAATTTGATGGTTTCTTTTTTGTCATTGGCTCAAAAACGCGGCAGTTTTGGGTTGGATGAGTCGGCAAAAATATGGGAGTGTGTGAGAAAATTCCAGAAACCGATGTAAATAAAAATTTATTTATTTTAGTTTTATTATTTTTATATTCTATTTTATAAAATATAAAAACATTACAATATTGTTATTTATTATGGGAATAATATTTTCGAAAATTGAGAAGTTTTTTGATAAAAAATACAAGTATAGTAATTATAATTATAAGTATGACTATGAATACGATTCTATTGTTAAAAATAAAAATGATGATTATGATGATGAATTAGAAGACGATCCTCTTATTTATTATCCAAAGGCCAAAATTGATTATTACAATAAAAAATTAGAAGGGATAATGTATTTATAGTAAAAGTTTATTTGTATGGTCTGCGCGATTTTCGCACATAATGACCTTTGCGATGAAAAACCTTGCTGCCCTTTTTAGTAGTAAAATTTTGTCTTCCTTTACGAGTTTTAGAAGCAGAGCCTTTGCGGTAACCATAGGGTCTGTGAGTTTTTCTTACATAATGACCTTTCTGATGGTATACCATATCACTTTTTTTAGTGGTATAGTTTTTACGTCCAGGGTGGGTTTTGGAAGGCGTTCCAAAAAAACTTCCGAAAAATGAGTTCATATAATTTATACATATATTTTTATTTTTTTGTCTCAGGGTTTTAATGCCATCGTCGCATAACGAATTCCATACACATACTCATATAAGGGTCATTTACAAGCCTAAAGGTGTTTTGTTTTTCTATAAAATGTTGTATATAAATGCTATTGAATCCGTTACTATCCAATTTACGCATTTTTGCCAACGCGGTTTCGTTTTGAATAATTTTGGTGACCGGCTCTATTAAACACATATATTCAAGATGTGAGCATTCTTCGGATTCAATTAATTCGTTAAATAGGCTTATCCATTTATCACCTTCTTCTAATTGCGGTTTTATATAATCTTCTATTAAATATCTTTGGATGTCTTCTTGTAGTCCAGCGTATATTTTTTGTGCCAGTTGTAAGTCTGGGTCTTCTACAGCTGACGTTTGTAAAGGGTTTTGTGTCAAATTCATTTGTGCTTCCATTTCTGTCTAATATAATTTTAATTATTTAATACATTTTCATTTCAATTTTTTATTTATTACAGTGTTTTAATTTTATGTATTTCATAAAATTAAATATTCGCTCTATAAAGGAGTTGAACCTTTGACCCTACGGTTAACAGCCGTATGCTCTACCGAACTGAGCTAACAGAGCACTAATTTGTTCCAGACACTTTTTATGTCCTTCACATAATATATTACTTATTTGTCTTTAAGTAATTTAATTTAAAAAAATATTTATAATAATATATTATGGATTCTATTGATTATCATGATCCTACAATTTTATTGAACATTTTAAAACCGAAAAAAGGTGATCCGCCTCCATTTGGCGCAATACCTTTTGATGAATTAATATTTCCCGCATTACTTAGATCTGCTTCTTCAGCATCTTCTGCTTCTTCAAGACCAACATTAATTGTATTATGTGGTCCTCCTGGTGTTGGCAAGTCTACAATAAAAACGCAACTTCTTGCGAAAGAAGGCGTAACAGACTATATTAATATTGACCCTGATGAAATAAGAACAATTTTAATGGAAAATGGTGTTATATTTGATTTTACTACAAAAAAAGGACAGGAAACAATGGCAGGAATCACAAACGCATTTAATAAAAGAATGAGCGATCGAGCTCAAGAATTGGGTTTAAATATTGTTTTCGATACAACCGGTCAAAATTTTAGAGCTGTTAGTGATTTATTGAGAGAGTCAAAGGAGAGAAAAGGTTATAAAACAACATTTGCTGTTATTTGGGCTTCTAAGGAAACGTGTAAAAGAAGAGTAGAAAGTCGCAATCAATATTTGTTAGCATCTGGTTCTGGTCGTATACAAATGCCTATTGCTGTAGCCGAAGGTATTTATGATGGTTTTCTTCGAGGTACTGCTTCAATGCTTTTAGTTGATTACCCTGTAAGAGCTGACAATATATTGTTGTATAATAATGATACAGATGGTGCGGAACCTATCTTGTTATTTAGTAAGGAAGGAATGAGAGTTACATCGAGTGATTTTTCAGGCTTTTATAATATGACTTAAACTGCGGCGGCACCTTTTATAAAAATAAAAGATGAACCTGGTGGCAGTAGTAGTAGTAAAAAAGGCGGTAAAAGAAAAACTTATCGTCGTACTTATAGAAAAAATAAAAGGTCGAAAACAAAACGACGAAGTTTCAAATAAATCATGTTTTAATAAGTATTTAAATAATACATATTAAATAAAATTTGGTCTTACTGAGATTCGAACTCAGGTTACGGGATTCAAAGTCCCAGGTGCTGACCAACTACACTATAAGACCATTTTGCTGTTTCCTTTGTAATTTTTTAATAATTAATTTGAAACAATCGCCCTTTACACCAGACACTTTACACTTCTAATCTATGTAACAGTGAGAAATTTATAAGGCTTATTAATTCATTAATTATAATAATAAAAATACTCGTTTAATCGTTGAATGATTTAAAATTGCTGTATGGAAACTTATACCCACTACACACACCCTCCACACCAAAAGTCGACGTTTTGTTATGATAAAATTTTAGTTTTAAAATTAGTTTTTGCTGTACGGATACTTACCCCTATTTATTTTGTTTTTTTATTTTATATGCTGTATCCGTTTTTGCTCATACTGAGAATTGAACTCAGAATAATCGCTCATAAGACGATTGTGATAACCGTTTCACTATACGAGCATTTTAATGACCAACCCAGGACTTGAACCTGGAACCTCCTGCTCCGTAGGCAGGCGCTCTATCCAATTGAGCCAGATGGCCGGTGCTAGTATCGTTTAATCTAATTATTTTCTTAAAGTGAAAGTTATTGTGATTTAGTTTGCTGTTAGATACTAATTTTTTGGTCTAAGACATATTATATATGAAATTTGTCTTTAAATTGTTTTTTAAAAAAATAATTATATTATAAGTAATGACTCAAAAAAAAATAATATTGACTTTAACAATATTTGTAGTTTTTGTAATTTTGTTTTATTATTTTTTCTCTACAAGTGTAAAAAAATTCGGTACTATTGTCGGTACTTTTGACGGTGTACCAGCCTATTCAAACCAAAAAGGACAGACAAACAGTTCGGATGCCAATTATTTTAATGGTTTATATACCGGAATAAAGTGGCAATGTGTCGAATATGCTCGGCGATATTTGCAAACTACTCGCGGCATTACATTTGCTAACGTTGAAAATGCGGTTGAAATACCATCTGCGAAATTTTCCACTTTACATGGTAACAGCGTTATAAAGACAAACGATTTGAAAGTTGGCAGTTTAGTTATATGGCCAAAATATTACAAATATAACGCTCCTTATGGTCACGTGGCTATTGTTTCTACAATTCAGCCAAACGGGATTTATGTAGCTGAACAAAATTACGACGATAAAACATTCCCTCGGTTTATTGATTATGATGATTTGCAAGGTGTTACCATTATTTATCCTGTTTTATTATAGTAGGGTTTTTTAATTCGCATACTCTATAGTACATTCTTTGGCCTTTCTATTAAACTCCTCACGGTTTGTTTTATATAGGTTCGCAATTTCCGGCACTAATGGGTCGTCAGGATTGGCGTCCGATAAAAGCGAACAAACCGACAATAGTACCTTGGTGATGCTCAACGCAGGACTCCATTGGGTTTTTAATATATCCAAGCAAATCGAGCCATTTGCGTTTATATTTGGATGATAAACTTTAGTTTCAAAAGTAATATGTGGTGGTTTAAACGGATAATCCGCTGGGAAAGAGATGTTTAAATTAAATATGCCATTTTCATACGGCGTTTCAGATGGGCCGATAATAGTTGCTTTCCATCGAAACATATCATTATCTGATTCTGGACCCGCTGAACAATTTGCCGGTGTATCTTTATTTAATTCTTGTAATTCTTTTTGTATTCTTCGTATTGCCATTTTATTAAATTATATAATAATATATAATTTAACATTTAAATTATTTCGTTATATATTTACATTATAATATTTTAGGTTTATATATTATAAATGCTTTCTGACTACTTAATCGCTCCATCATTAAATGCGTTGTTTGTTACTGGTTTAATTTTGCTTTTTATTGTTATATTAATGGTTAAAAACTATAAATCGATTATGCGTTTGAATTATTATCAACAAATAATGCTTTTATCCAGTCTAACTATAGCTGTTGGTTCGCACGGACTAATGCACTTGGGCGTTGAAAAACAATATAATTTTAATCCTTATAATTGGATTTAGGTCGCCTTCTACTTCGTTATAAGACTTCGCCAAAAAATCGGCTTTAACATCTAAACGCAAATGCTAAAACACCTACCGCGACTATTCCAAAAACCAATCCTAAGTGATAATTATAAGACATCTCTCTATACATTAGTAACCAAGCTCTGGTTTGTTGTTGATTGCTAATGTGATTCAACATCCAGTCCGATTTTGGCGACAACATATAGTAAAAATAATTAGTTACAAAACATGTTGCCATTACAATACAAACCAAAGAAAAGGTGTTTAGACGTTGCCCCTTAATTTTTATATTATAAAATACAACAAAGAGAGAAAGAATTAATCCCAAAATATATCCATATATACTGATTCGTTTTCTCTCCTCAGAGATATTTTCATATCTTTTTTGTAAATCACTTGGCAGTGAATTTTTATATTGTTTTACAATTTCACTCTTGTTTGTCATATTGTAAAAATAAATCATACCTACAATGAACATCGTGGATATCATACATGAAATAGCGCAAACCATTTTATATATTTAGTATACTTTTTATTTTTTGGCTTTTGGCTTT